ATAAAAGCACAAAATGAATATGTAATTAATAATGCCGGCGGTTATGTGGTGTTTGGAACCGATCGAACTGGAACACAGGCCGATGGAATGGGCGCCCCCGGCGCCCAAAAATCATCCGCAATTGATATATGTGTCGGTCGAATGTCGGGAGTCAAGAAGGGGAAAGGACTCAAAGATGGTGCCATGGTTGGTGCCAGTTTTTCAGGAGATGCAGCTCGAATTTATATAAGCCAACTTGTCAAGATTGATAAAGCATTCGGTCTAGCTGATGGAGTTTCGGGCAAAAAAGGAGCAATTCCTGGCCTCGACGAAGGCGGCCCGGGCCCAGCATCGGGTATTGGAATCAAAGCAGATGATGTTCGGATTATCGGCCGCCGTAGCATTAAGATCGTAACGGGACGCCAACAAGGTGTTAAAGGATATGGCACTGGCGGCGAGCCGACCGCACTAGGCGACTGGATGCATCAGCGCGCCCCAACCATCGAATTGATAGCTGGAAACTATACAGAGTCAAGAATTGTCTTCGGGGGTCTAAAGAACCCAGTCGAACGAATTAAGACCCTTCAACGGGCGTGTTTAGGATCCAACACCCGAGACGGCTTTAAAGAGTTAAATGCCATCGTTGGCCAGATCTGGTCGGCTGTGTATAATCTAGCTCTTATTCAAACATCGTGGAATGGCGTACTAGGAGTGGATCCTTTCCGGCCGTGGGTCGCCGCGGCCGCGCCTGTCGTCGGGTGCGGTAATCTTTCAAAGGTGTTAGCAAGCTTGTATCGAACAAAGATTAATTCAATGTTCTGGGAAGTAAACTACTGCGAAGAATATGGATATAAATATGTTTGCAGCACAAATGTCAAAATTAGTTAAATAGGGGAATAAAATGGCAGAGTCTAAGTTTTTAAAATGGCAGGATATGGACAGTGATGGGCTCATCGACGTTTGCGATGATCTTATCATGGAGAAGCCACTACCGTGTCCTTCTAAATGTATACCAAATCCAGTAGCGATTACTCCGAATTGGAAGAAAGAGCCAAGTTTAGCCCCGTGGATAAACAAGAAAACGTGCTACTACGAGATAGTGAAAGAAACTCACTATACCACCACGGTCCCCGAAGAATTGTTAGAGGGGGATGAAGTAGATGAGGGAAAGGTGCGCGAAGCCTTGAATGCTCGAGCACTGGAATTTGTTCCAGAGGTAATCGAAACACTACTGATGGAAACCAATAAGGCTGACAGCGTTACTAATATCAACGCAGTTAGTGCCGACCTCCAATTTCACAAATATGATTTAGGCGTCCGAAAAGCAAATCGGCTTAAATTATTATTTAGAGTTCCGTTTGACACAATTGATCCGCTAGAAGAGGCGGAGGACGACGGCCCGATCCCAGAAGATGAAAAGCCAGGGTGGGTGTCAGTAGAATACTCGGCCGCTGATCTTTCCACTAAATTAATCACAGTCCGCCGGGGCCTAAATATGATGGGTCGCTATGTGAAGGTATACCGCGCCATCGACGGCGGAAATGTTAAATTTTTAGAAGATGACCGCCTTTTTAATCTAGAAAATTATGGAGACCCTTGTTTGTTCACCCCTAATGGTTCTATATTAGCAAAAATGCAGAATGAATTAGAATCTTTCATGAACGATCGTAATTTACAAATTCCCGGAATTGGCAATAATTCGTCATTTGGCGCCACCTTGGCCTCTCCATTCGCATCTATTACAAAAGATAATATTACGAGAATCAAGTTTGAATCTAAAGATTATAAATTAAAACAAATTGTTTTTTGGACAGACGGTTGTGGCGAAAAGGCCTTCTATTTAAATAAGAAATTAGCGCCTCTTTTAAGATCTGAAAACTGGTCAGACATAACCGCGGTAGGCTACATCTCTCAGCTTTATAAGATGGATGCTGCCCTAACCGCACGAAAGCCGCCAGAGTGGCAAGATTTTATTATCGAATACACTTATCCTAAAATTTATGCAACAACTAATCCGGGCGATATTAGTCCTTGGAACAAAACATCATCATGCATCCAAGACGCGCTTGACAATGAGTTGAAAGAATTAGGCCAAGATATTTTTGACGAAGTTCTCAATATCGGGGATGTAATCGCATATCAATTTAGAAATGGCCTTTGTCGGTACAACATGGAAGAATTGCGAGACATGGAGATGGACTACGGTATCGCAGACACTATCAATCCCGGTAGCAAAAAGAAACACAGCATGATGGCCATGGCTAAAATGCAAGCTTTCAAAGAACTGGCGGAAAGTGATCAGGTATTTGCTGCATTATGCGCTCGTATTTTGGGAGATTCGCTTGGGTGGAAAAATGTTACTCAACAAATGGATGATATGTATGAATATGGTCTCGAGAGAATAAAAGTATGCGGCCTTTTTGATCTCGGCCTTGATGCAATTAAGTGCCTATTAGGAGGCCTCACGCTGGAACAAGCTCTGAGTAGCATGCTAAAGGCGGCCCTGGCAGCCATGAACATTGAAAATTTTGGAGACTTATTCATAGGGCTCCCGGCCGGCAAACAAGCTGAACTCGACGCACTAGTTAAGAAGAACTTTGAAAAAGGGAACCTGTTTAGACCCGATTCTGAAATGCAACAGTATTCTGATGCACTAGCAGCACCCGGAACAGAATACAAGGGCGACGGTGAATCGATTGAAGATACACCGCTCACCTCTCTTGGATCCGGCACCCTAGGCACCGGCATGAAACTTACAAAGCCGTGGGAAGATCCCGTGGTAGTTAGCGAAGATCACAATAAGCGTTCTAATATGGATCAGTGGTCAGACTCGTCATCTGCACGCCGGTCACTATCCGATCAAATAGCATCCGGCCGCGCTTCTGACGATAACTTAGATCCAACTTTAGTAATGGATTTATACATTCAAGGTCTCTTGGAAGTATATCAAGACAACTATCTTGAATTGTTGGATGAACTGAACAAGTTCCCAGGCGCCGAACTGATTAGCGCTTTAATCGCTTTGTTTGATTGTCCAATGCCTCCTCTCTTTAATCCAAGCATTGCTGATTTTATGAAGTCTTTTGGTCTTCCTTTCTGTCGTGATATGAGAGAGATCCGGATCCCACGAATGTGGGATCCCAGTGAGTGGTATCCGGATTTTTGTGACTTTATGAAATGGCTGTGGGACCAGTTCAAAATAGCAGTAAAACAAGCAGTTTTCAATATACTGATTTTGATTCTTGTTAAGATTTGTCAAATTCTTGGAGATGCGATCTGCAAAGCTTTAGAAACAGTTGGCAATATTGCCGCCGCGATGCCCGCACTATTGGCTGGAAACCAGCAGATTCGTAATATTATTCGCGACTCTATTTGTGGCCCCGATGCGACTGATGAAATGATCGATAACACAATGATTGACCTATTTGCAAAATTAGGCCCCGGGGCAGCAGCCTTGGCCAATCAAGAATCAGTTATTAAGTTTGTAGAAGACTTATCTTCTTCGACCACTCGTAGAGAATTGGCTGAAGCTTTTGAGGGCCGTCCCTCACAAGAGTTCCTTGAAGTGTCGAGGCAGTTGATAGAATATGAATACCCAGAGTTTAAGGCCGGCCTAGGCAATCCGGATCAACTAACGAGTCTGTTTAGAAATACCGGCGCAATGATGCCGGCACAAGCCCGCCAAGATTTGAAAGATTTCCTTAATGAACTACCTGACGACGACTTTTTTCCTGCCAATCCTACCCTGTGCTTGTCTCCCAAAAAGCAAGAAGATTTTGCAGCATTAAGGTGTGAGCTTTTGGCCGGCCAGCACCGCACATCTACTGGACAATGTGAAGACTCGTTCAGAGATCTGATAGACGAGATGAAGGGAAATGTAACCGACTTAACTGCAATGATGAGTGGTGCACCCGGAGGCCCGGGCGGAGATGGTGCCTTTGAAGATTTTGTAATGCAAAATATGCCTAAGCTATTTTCTGAACCCGGATGTGACGATGGGCTTTTACCAGACATGCCAGAGGCTACTAAAACAGTCGCCTCGTCAGCGCTAGGTAATGATTTCGAAATGCTAAAAATAGACTACTCCAAGGATATGCTTGGAAACGGCGGCCTTTTTGCCACCAACAGCGATTGGGGATTCATGAACATGATCCTGTCAGATACGAAAGGAAATCCTTTAACAGCACATCATCGTCTCGGGCACAATAGGAACAATTATGTCGACTTCGCATCAAATCTGATAAATGGAGGAGAAGCATCAACAGGGTTCTTCGCCTTTATGCAGGGAAATTCCAAATTTAATGATCAAAGAGGGCAGTTTCCTTCATATGTTGGAGAGTGGCTGATGCGTCAGCTTTTATGTGCCGGCGGAGTTACTGATGACTTGGACGAAGCAGACATGTTCGACAATGGCGAAACATATAATCTTTTCCCGATTCAGAGTCCCGGCGGCTGGGCGAAAGACCTGAAAAATGGAGAGTCAGATGTCATCGACGGCAGGACAAGCTTTAGCTACAATGCCGGAAACACATGGGATCCCGGTGGTGCTTGGTCTGTCACGTGGGAGGACCTAGACTTTAACCAAGGGTGGGGAGTTAATGTCGACCTCATGCAAATTCCTGATTTTGGATACAACACTCCTATTTCAGTCGACTGGGACGGAGAAAAAATTGTTATAGAAGAAAAGGGCCGCAAAAAATATCCAGATATGATTTTAAATTATCAAGACAATGCAGCCGGCTTGAGAGAGGGTTGTAACCGCGGCCGCAACAAAAATAGTTCATCCGGCGATGAGGGAAGTTTTTCTTTCTCGAGCGGCGAAGATATGGACTCTAGCTGGAGTTACGGATTTGAAATACTGTATTTTAGCGGAGACATGGTAGATGATTCATCTTTCGATTCTTCAGGAGAAGAAAGTGAACCGGTCGAATTGCCCGGCCCCGAAGGCGAATATGATTTAACAAAAGACATGTCCCCGGAAGAGAAGGCTGAATATGAGGCTGCGGTAAGAAGCAGCAACCCTGATGCAATCACCAATGTTCAGGACGGAGTTAAACGTAATCGCGCAGACGACAATGTTCGTATTAAAATTGTAGAAAAAATGAATACATCTGCCAACGTCGAATCGCCCCTGTCAGAAATGATGGCCGAAGATATGGATAAGTCCGACGGGTTTGACCTCCCAACTTGGATAGAACAGGTGCCCATTGTTGGTTGGGTGTTACAGGCCGTGGTTAATATATTTACAAAACCTTTTTCCAGCTTGATTCGACCAGCTAGCGCAATCGGCGCCCCCAACGACGACGGAGAGACAATTGTTTTGAACGAGAGATATGAATTTTTGGCTGTAGATAATGGCCTTGATGGAATTGATTTGTCTCAATATCCTGAGTTTTTAAAATGCTTCACTTCTCATACCGCACACTCTCCGCAGGTTGTGATGTTGTCAGAACTAGCAGGGATCGACAAGGAGTCTGCTTTGACTTCTGTTAATAGTTTTATGGATAAATTCTTCAAAGATTGGGCCAAAGAGATTGGGACCAATCAAAACGGCTGGTTATACGGAGCAAAATTTGATTATCTACTTCCGTCCGATACAGATTATGTGGCCTCCTATGGCAGTAAATATGATACATCTTACCCCACTCCAAGAATGTACGACACAATATCGATAACAGAAACAGATACCGATGGCGATACGTCTACCCGGCCAGTAAGAAATCGCGATATGATCATGGGGCAGTCTCGTGATCAGTACATGAACGAAGTGAATGGGACCCCCGAATCCACCAGAGTATATTACCTTAACCCAGGAAACTATGGAGGATCATATGTTAATCCTCCCATCCACATCAAACCACTGCAATTTGGAGGATGGATGGGCCTTGTCCAAGTTATGTTCCCAGAACTTAGCCCATGCAAGCCCCAGAGAACAGATTTAGTTAATTTTGGAGAAATTCAGCAAAAAATAGACAGCAGAATCTCTAAAATACCAGAAGATCCTCGCCTGAAACAAGGGCCCGATTGTGCACTAGAGGTTCCGTATAACCGAATTCTAGACCGCGCCGGCAAGACCGGCTTAATGGGAGTTATTGAGGCGGCCATTAGAATTTTTGCTAGTACTCATTTCCTAAAAGGCATGCCCACATTCTCTCGTATTCAGCCGAAATTCCCAGAGAATTTTAGTAATATTTATTCTCAATACATCGTGGAAATTATGGAGGAGAGATTCAAAGAAGCTCAGCATCCGTTTTGGGAAATGTTTAACCTATTTTCCGATCAAGAGTTCTGGTATGCATTCTTGGAACAATCAGTTCAGTTTTATGCATGGCGCTTGGACAACGGAGAAATAGAAAATCCGTCAGCATCAGTCTTAAATGCTTTGAGAAGGCTGAATGATTATCAAGAGAGATATGATTTTCCATATGGCGAGGATCTAATAGACGCAAAACAGATGAAAGACGCACACTGGCTTCAGACGCTTAAGGGATATCGTTTTGATAAAAACCTCGAAGGCGTCGTCGAAACCGAAGAAGATGCTAAATTGGTTCTTGCTGAATTGGTTGCTGAACAACTTACAATAATGGGTGATCGTCTCGTTAGTAATCTTCGGGCCCAAGGGTATATCCCGACGGTGTATGATCTGGATTATTGGATTTTCCAACATCAATGCGCCGGCAGCGAGATAAAGATCGCTGGACCCAAGTTCATAGAAGAGCCTGTTGGCCTTCCGACGCCTGATAATCCAGATCCTGCAGGCGCCGGCGATGAGTGGCCAGGTCCCTATTATACCGCCGGCGGCGAATTTCGAGTGGCTGCGGATGGCGATCTTGATAATGGCTTTGAATTGGGAGACGAATACATAGGCTTTTATTTTGGCTATGAAGAATCAACTGAGGATGGAGCGCTCCAGGGGGATATAGTTTACGTCGTTGGAGATCCCGCTGGCGGATTCCCCTTTCCGATAGAAGGAGAAAGTATTACCGACGTCGCCGACGTGATTAGACCCTTGGCGACCAAGATCAAGGTTGTCTCCGAGCAAGTAAAGAAGCAAACTTACTCTGAAGATCTCCCGGCTCACAAAGCACAACACAGCAAAGACGGCGACCGTGATAAAACAGGGTTAGTGACGACTCTTATAGATCTTGGAGATGTCCCGGAATATGGAACCGCATCAACATCAGGCGACTATCCGTTTGCTCTTGAAAAGTTTATCTCAATTGAGGGGACAAAAATGTCATCCAGTAGCGCACTCTCCGTTATTATGGGCTCTAATGATAATGCATTGCTGATGTCAGAAGCATATCCGGGCCCGGCCGGAAATAGATTGAGACAGGTAAGAAACTCTGCCGGTATTGTGGTGGGCGTCGAAGGAGAGATGGGGGTGAGATATGGCCTACAATTTTACTTCTTACATGCCGGCTCAAAGATACCGATTGCGGATGTGTCAGTAAATGCATTAGATTTGCCAATTGCTGCAACTCCTCCGTTTGATGGAAGCTCCAAACTACTCCTGTGTCTGTTAAATATGATGAAATCACATCCTCAATATAGATTGATGACAAGCTATATTTTTCCCATGAAAAAGATTACGTCTACTCTCGCAGTATATAATGATATGGGTTTCTTATCTGCCATTGGAGAAGTGACAGTTGGCCGCGGCGACTGGGACAGATATGTGCCCATGGGCGATGGGGTATTTAGTTTCAACGGACCTAAATCTGACACAGAAGGCGACTGGATCAATAGTGATATTAAGGGCGTACGCTCAAAACCCGGAAGCATAGCCTTCATAAGTGAGGACGAATCAGAAATCGAAGTGGAAGATCCTTATTGGGGCGACGGGGGAATTCTCCGTCCGGACGGCGACGAACCATACTGGCTTAAGATTAAAACTTTGAATCAGGGTAAAAGTTTCGTCGGAGGCAATGAGGGCTGGGTGCACCACAAAAACAGACAGCCTGGCTGGTTTGGAGGCATCGGCATAATGGAATGGGACTCTTGGGATAGGGTCTTATTAAGAAATTCCGTTGCGCGCATTAAGAGGATGTTTAAGGGCTATTATAATTCTCGTGATTGGCAACCGGGAGATATAGATAAATTCCCGGCCGGCGCCGTTTTCATTAAGAACCTAAAGAACAGAATGATGCCCAACCCTGCTATGGGAATTGTACCATGGTGGAAGAGGAACAGAGTCCGCTCCACTCCCTTTAACGATAAAGGTGCTTTGTGTGACAAATAAATACGATTAAGGTATAATTATTATGAGGGAAGAATCATGGCTTCATTTAGCGTAGCACTACCAATTTCCAGAGATAGCGATGACGGATTTACCATGTTGAAGAGCTTTAGAAAGCTTATTAAACAAAATTTAAAAATGCTTTTATTGACGGCTCCTGGCGAGAGAGTGATGGAGCCTGAATTTGGAGTCGGAATGAGGAACTATCTATTTGAAAACTTCACTTCGTCGACGTATAGCAAAATAGAAACAAATATCAGAAAACAAGCATCCATATACATGCCAAACATCAACATACAGGAAGTTCAATTCTCAGAGGGCGCCATAGATCAGAATAGAGTAAATTTAAGAATTATATTCTCAGTGCCCGCCATAGGAATAACCGAAATGTTGGAGCTAACTACTTAAAAAAGAGGATTTTTAATGTCAGATCAACAAAAAAAAGTACTCCCCATAAACTATACGAATAGGGAGTTTGAGAGCATCAGGGGAGACTTGATGCAACTGGCGGAAAGGTTTTACCCGGATTCATTCCAAGACTTTAGCGAAGCTTCTTTCGGCTCGATTATGATAGATTCGGTAGCGTATGTCGCCGATCAGCTTTCGTTTTATTTAGATTATAACGTTAATGAGTCCTTCCTTGATACGGCATATCAATTTGATAATGTACTGCGCCATGGCCGAATTTTAGGATACAAATCTCAAGGGCGCCCTTCGACATATGGTTCGGTTGCCTTATACGTGGTTGTGCCGGCTAGCCAGACTGCTCTTGGTCCCGATAGCGCATATATCCCTTTATTGAAAAGAGGATCAAGATTTACATCGACTAACGGCCTCAATTATGTTTTAACCGAAAATATCGATTTTGCAAATTCTACCAACCCGGTTGTGGTTGCGCGCATGGATCCAACCACTGGCGCCCCCACTCACTTTGCCATTAAGAGTTACGGAACTGTTGTTTCGGGCTATTTTAGTCAAGAAACAGTATCCACTGGCCCATATGAGCGATTTAAGACCTTAAGGCTTTCAAGCCCGAACATCTCTGAAATAATTTCGGTATTTGATTCAAATGGTAACGAGTATTATGAAGTAGATTATTTGGCTCAAGACATGGTTTATAAAGAATTGTCAAACATAAACTATAAGAATGACAATGTACCATCTATTTTAAAGCCTTATCTGGTTTCACGTAAATTTGTAGTTGAAAGGACCAGAAACGACGTGTTCCTACAATTTGGAAGCGGCGACAGTGCCGGCACAAATGTGGTAGCCGAACCACAAAACGTAGCAATGGATGTATTCGGAAAAGATTACATATACAATACCACCTTTGATCCTACCCGGTTGATGCAAAATCAAACCTTTGGCATATCACCGGCAAACACAACCTTAACGGTTACATTTAGAGTGACCAATCCGACTAACTCAAATTTATCAACTGGAGGTTTAACGGAGGTATCTAATGCTAGAATTGAATTTGCGGACAGGAATATACTAACAGAGTCCAAAATACGCGCCGTCGTTTCTTCCGTAGAAGTATATAACGAGGCGCCCATTGTTGGGAGCGTGAGTAACATCAACACTGGCGAGCTTAAGCGAAGAATATTCGATACGTTTCCTACTCAAAACCGAGCAGTCACACAAGCAGACTACGAAAATGTTGCATATAGAATGCCGGCCAAATACGGTTCTATAAAAAGAACCTCTGTACAAAGAGATCCAAGTTCTCAAAAAAGAAATTTAAATATGTACATTGTTTCCGAAGACGCGTTCGGAAAACTAACAACTTCCAACGACACCATTAAAACTAATTTAAAAACATGGCTAAATCAGTATAGAATGATTAACGATACAATAGATATTTTGGATCCGTACATTATTAATTTAGGAGTCGACTTTTTGGTTAAGACAGTAGTTGGGACTAACAAATACTCAGTCCTTGATGCTTGCGTAGACTCTTTGAAAGATTTATATAAGGTTGCATTCTTTATTGGGGAGCCAATCTACATCTCAGACGTTTATAGTCGCCTTAAGGATGTTAATGGAGTATTAGATGTGGTCAAAGTTAAATTGGTCAATAAGACGGGAACGAGCTATTCGGGATCGACGATCGATATAAATAAAAACTTATCTCCTGATGGTACTTATCTCGTCGTTCCTAAGAATGCAATTGTTGAAATTAAATATCCAGACACAGATATCAAGGGAAGAATTAGATAATGGGAATAAAAAGGTACAAAGCGAATGCAGACAATACCATCGTTAATGCATATCAGCCAAATTTACGCACCCGCGGAACCGGCGCCAACTGTGGCGAGTCGGACGTATTGGAATGCTTTTCTATCTATGATCGCACGCTTCTTAGTGGTTCGAAAGGGGATGGCACTGTAGCGTCTTCCGAATTATCGCGTATTATTATTAACTTTCCAATTGCGGATATCAAAACAGATCGAACAAATGGTAAAATTCCGGCCTCCGGTAGCGTTAGCTTTTATCTAAGATTGTTCAATGCACAAACTTCGAAGACGGTCCCGCGCAATTTTAAATTAGTTGTTAATCCCATGTCTCAATCTTGGGAAGAAGGAAACGGAGTTGATCTAGAGACCTACAAAGATCAAACGAAGGGCGGCATCGGCTCAAATTGGATTTATGCATCCAGCGGAAGCAAGTGGCAATCTATAGATGGAGATGATATAGTAGGAGGCTCCTACAAGACCGGCTCATCAGACCCTGCGTTCACTCAGTCATTCACCACCGGTCTTGAAGATTTGAAAGTTGATATATCCGATCTGGTGGAAAAATGGGTATCCGAGGACATTGAACGCTATGGGGTCGGTATTCGCCTTTCTTCGAGTTATGAAGCCTACTTTTCTAGTTCTTTGGGCGAGAATGTATCTAGCGGGAGTGTGCTCGACAATTTAGACGGCGCCAAAACTTCGTATTACACCAAGAGATTCTTTGCTCGAGGCAGTCAATATTTTTTCAAGCGCCCAACAATCGAGGCCCGCTGGAATTCAGTAACTCGCGATGACCGGGGAGACTTTTATTATAGTAGTTCTCTCGCACCGGCCGACGATAACTTGAATGTGTTGTATTTATACAACTATGTTCGCGGCCGCCTGGTCAACATACCTTCAATTGGCACCGACAACATTTACGTAACCTTGTATTCTGGCTCTTCTGCTCCCACTGGCTCAAAGCTTGTCCTCTACGATGGATATACCAATGTTACCGGTGGACATGTTTCAACTGGCATCTACTCTGCATCTATAGCGATTACGGCCGCTACAACGCCCCTTACTGACATTTTTGACGTGTGGCACGATGATAGTGGCACTCAATTTTTTACAAGCTCTGTTAAGCCCAAGACTCTGATGGCGCATGTTAATACACGCGAGCCGACTTATTACATGAACATTACCAACATGAGGGATCGTTATCGCTCCGATGAAACGGCAAGATTTAATTTATATGTCCGAGAAAAGAATTGGAAACCCACGATATACACTGTTGCTTCCGAGCGCGTAGAGACAATTCCAGTGAACAGCGCCTCATATCGAGTATATCGCACGTATGACGGTCTCGAAGCCATACCTTATGGAACCGGTAGTGACTTCTGTACAGGTCTATCATATGATATTTCAGGCAATTATTTTGATTTTGATATGAACTTGTTGGATCCTGGATATGCGTACGCCCTCAAATTCGCCTTCTATGATCCTGAGTTAAAATCCTGGACAGAACAAAACGAAACCTTTAAGTTTAGAGTAGAGAGTTATGAGTATTAAAAAGCTCTTCGGAGCCTCTGATAAAGAAAAAAATTATCTATCAAATACCGACACTAAAGATGCGATCAATGAAGAGGTCGAGTCCACTAGAAATTTAAAACAGCTCTCCATTCGCGACGATCAAAATATTCCGCACATTGATTATTCAAATCCTGCGAACTTCGCTAGATTTGGATCCGCTTACCTCTACTATAAATCTGCTATAGAGAGGATTTTGGATTACTATCCCTATGACGGATCCGGTGCAGAAATCCATCAGTTCTATAACGAAAGCCTGAATATAGAAAAATACATTTTAGATAACCTTTATCCTCGCGCCCACGGGTATATCACCGTCAACGTTGATGGATATGGTACTTCGGAACCTACAAGGGTCGATGGTTACGGCGCGCCCGCAGCATCCTATCAAGAATACATTACTTTCTACGGGGGCCCCAATACTGGCTCTGGAGGGGACACAATTCAGCAGTTAATGCCGGATCCCACAGACAGTAAGTTCCAATATGCCAATATATATGATGAGGATATATATCAAACTGAGGGCCTCCCCTCAGATTATGGATCCGGAACAAGAACGTCCAACCTTCGATCGAACTTTGATGATGGAGTTACGGTTGAGTTTTGGTTAAAAACTGGGTCACTGGGTGACGACTTTTCTGAGGGAATTCTTTCCGACAAACAAGTTGTTTTTGATCTGTGGAACAATGAAGACACCGCTAGCGCTGATTATGGGCGCATAAGGGTTGAACTAACGAGTTCTGTGTCGTGCGATGCAAACGAAACCCCATTTTTCCTTTCGGTTCGATCGGGCTCCGACGGCATAAATACAGTCGCTTTAGGCCAGAATTTGGATAGCGCCCAGCTAACTGATTGGAATCATTATGCTATTACCATAAAGAACTCAGGCAGCAATTTAATATCTAAATTGTATATTAATGGAGGTCTCAATCACGAGAGAACCGATACCAGTGATGCTTTGGGAGAGCTTAAGTCAAAGAACATGACCGGTCGCATCGGAGCCCTCTTAACCGCCCCTGCCGGCACCGCCGCCACGGCCGGCGCCGGAAAACTCTCTGGGTCTATGGATGAGTTCCGCTTTTGGAAAGTCGCACGTAACGGCCAACAGATCGGCCGCAATTGGTTCACGCAAGTCCGCGGCGGTGTCAACACAGATATCGCAAACACCACATTAGGACTATATTATAAGTTCAACGAGGGCATTACTGACGACACAAACATAGATCAAGTTGTATTAGACTACGGTGGTAGAATATGCAATGGTCTTTGGGCAGGATATGGAAGCAACTCTAGAAACACAGGCTCAGCCATTTTGGAGGCCTCAGCATCCATTAAAGAATACAAAGATCCAATTATACGATCTCCTCATTATGCGGTAACCGATCTTAAAACCGGATTATTGGCCAGCGGATCATTCCACGATGCTAATACTAATTCTTCTTTCTTAAGTTTGGTTCCCGGCTGGATTTTAGACGAGCAAGACAGAGAAGAATTAAGTGACCTAAGCAATATCGCACACATTGCCGGCGCCTATTTTGATAAGCTGTATTTGCAAATTTCAGAACTTCCAAAATTGAGACAAATGAATTATGTTAGCGGTGCTTATAAGCCGTTCACTTTTGCTGAGCACTTGCCCCAGTCTCTTGGTCTTTATACTCCCGATCTTTTTGTCGATGCAAGTGTCATGGAGAGATTCGCCAACCGAACAGACACCGAGCTATTTGAGGGAAGCTTAGAAGAGGTTAAAAACTTAATTTATATTAATCTCTATAACAACTTAACTAATATTTTTAAATCAAAAGGCACCGAAAAGGCAATTAAAAATGTTTTGAGATGCTTTAACATTGACGATAAATTATTAAGAGTGAGCGTAAACTCAAACAATGCGGAGTATGTCCTCAAGAACAATCTACAACAAACCTTAATTAATAAAAATTGCTTGAACCTAAACGAGCAACAAAACATAGGAGGAGTTGTTTATCAGTCCTCCGACGGAGCCTCGTTCACCACCCAGGAGCGCGCCCATACACGCGGATATATTTCTGGATCCAACGATCACGAAGAACTCGGCCTAGGCTTTACGATGGAAACCAATGTAATATTTCCACATTATATGAAAAACAACGACAAGATAGCACGTGATTTTAACACAGTGTCTTTATTCGGGGCTGTTATGGTGGATACCGGTAGCACGAACAGTAAGACCGGTAAAGATACGACCACGTTGGCATACGATAAAGCCAATTTTCAAGTGCTTGCCGTTAGAGATTCTCAATTTTCTAAAAATATACATTTTAAACTAACCTCTTCGTTGTCTCCCGGATTCGGAACTGAACTTACAAGCAGTACATATCTCAATGTTTATGACAATCAACTGTGGAACTTATCGGTCCGCCTGAAGCCTAATAAATATCCCTACGCCGGCTTTGTAAGCGGCGCCGCGATCACGGATGTCGCGACCACCTACGAGCTGATCTTTAAAGGAATTAATACAGAAAGCACCAACATAAACCAAAGCTTTAGAGTAACTGCGCCTGTCAGTAACGCCGTCGGCCGAGAATTTCTTAAAGCAGCTAAAAGAGCTTACGTCGGCGCCCAGAAAACAAATATAACAGGCAACTTAGTTTACCCCTCTGACGTTCTTATCTCTTCTACTAAATATTGGGCCCGCCATATCGGCGATGACGATCTTCTGCAGCATACACTGGATCCAGAAAATATCGGTATTTCCGGCTCACTTCAAAATATATCGCCTTTTTCGACCACGCCACGAGACGAATTCACAGACGATATTCTCAACAGTGATACTTTGGCCTTAAATTGGAACTTTATAGGACTTACGGGGTCTACAACGTCTCCCGGAGTGTTCACAACAGAAGACTATAGTTCGGGCTCACTTGAAGAAATCGCTACCCAGGGGTGGGTAGGTAAAGTCGCAGGCTATCGACACCCAGCCCGATCGGAAGGGTTTAATGTCTCAAACATCGATCGTAAGCATTTTAACTCCTATCGACTGATAAGCCCAGAACAAGTTGTATCATCTGATATGGTACAAATTTTTTCTGATAACGATGAGTTATTTCCTAATTTTAGACGAGAAGAGATTTTACCTAACTACATTTATACAATTGAAAAGAGCCTTTATAACGCCATTTCAGAAGACATGCTAGATTTCTTCGCCGGCGTTTTGGACTTTAATAACATAATTGGCCACCCCGTTAACCGATATCGAGCCCGGTATAAAGAGATGGAAAAGCTGAGAGAAATCTTCTTCAGAAGAGTCAATTCAGTCTCTGCAGTAGAAAAGTACATTAAATATTATAAATGGTTTGATGATACTCTTACTGAAATAATCTCACAACTAGTACCAGCTTCTTCTGAGTTCGTCAACGATGTTTTGAATGTTGTTGAGTCTCATGTGCTCGAGAGGAACAAATATAAATCAAAATTTCCAACATTGGATTTTATACGAGATGACTTAGATAGTGTAATCATGGGTGTGCACGAAAGAGAATATCCTTGGTATGCGGGATCTGCTCCGCCCCCGGAGTCGCCACGACCTACCGATCAGCGCGAGTGGTTTTGGAAGCGCAGAGCGATGCGCACAGCCACAGAGATCTCTGCTACTCTCCCGGATGGAACTGCCGCAACAATAATAAATCAACAACGAGAACAATTTAAAGATACCATCTATGCCAGGCCTCACTTTAGCATGTCTCTGGCACAAGTATCAACGGTTGGTGGTCAGCGATATTTAATTCCTGATCTAGATCTACAAAGATTTACAACCACATATGCCTTCAAAGTTTCTGATATAGAAATGATAAGAGATTCAAATGTGCACGTTGGAACCAACTACTCCCCTCAAAAGAATATTGAATTTTCGGCCGCCACATTTCGAAGTTTGAGCAAAATCGAGAGAGACAATAACACTTATATACCACTTAATGTCTTGTTGGCTACCTCCAAAGATATGGTTGAAATCCCGGAATTTAGAGACCCATCAGAACCAAAAGACAAGATTAAGAAACAAACGCGAGACTTTAAAGTTCTGTACGGCCCAGATTTTGGTGATGGGTTAACTTATCTCAATACAACGTCGCGTTATGCATTTCCTTTTAACATCGTTAGTTCATCTGTGAGGACAGGATTCAACACCGAAGTTGTAAGCAATTTGACTTCTGGTATTGAAATCACAAACCGGCACCATGAAGGCTGGGGCGAAGGAAACAATGTCGGCCTTCAAGGGCCCTTCACTCGCGCAAAGGTTGGTGGCCATCAATCACGGCATGTTCCACTAAACAAGGGCACTGACAATTGGATGACGCGCCCAGAAAAAGATAAAATTCTAATTGGCACCTGCGGCGGCTCATGGCCACAGGGCGCAGTAGGACTTACAGATCCTTTCTATCCCTACCCGGAAGCCAACGATATTGGCATGCCGCCCTACCCGTTAACAGCTGCTCAAGGAGCAATATATTACCGCGATCAGATCGCCCAGCGCCCGTTTAACCTCAAGAATATTCAGATAGTCACTGGCTCAAATGAACTTGGAAACTACACCTATAATTACGAGGTGGTTAGCTCAGTTGGTGCTCACTCTAATCCGCGTCAATTCATCGAAAGTCAACCTACTCTACCGACTGGTGCCTTCCAGCAGCGAGCGACAGCCTCCACACAGATTAGAGGATTATGGGATATACATCGAACATCAGAAGAGCATTTTCAATGGATTTCAGAATATTCGACGGAATACTTAGATAACACCGCAAACAAGTCAATTATTGTGGGGAGATATAGAACCGCCGGCGGCATCGAACAAGAAACTCTGGGGTATAAAGGTTTCCGCGCTAGCGAATACTCTGTATACAATGCTGTCCCATACCGAAATCTCACAGTGCTTAAGCCAATGCAGCCCCCCTCTGGGGTCGTCGGTACCGATACACTATTCAGCACCCTGGGAAGTTCAACGCCATCTGATATCAAGGTAATAGATATCCACAACCAGCCGTACGGCCTTAATGCCCATCAGGCGCGCCATACCGCACGATTTGGTAGAGACTCCCTGATAGTCACAGGCACCAGCATGGCGACCAACGGACCCGGAGCATCTTATGATCAGTCTCCAGGCTGGCACAAAATTAACAGAAACAACAAGCAAATAGTGGCCAACTGTGGCGAAGAAACTATTCACTCAAACTCCAACACAGGCATTGCCAACTTGTCGGGGCTGTCTATGGGAACGGCCGTCAACTCTGGCAACACACAATATGGCAAGCTCTATCATTCGTCTTCCTTTGTGGATGGCGCCGGCACTCTTACCGCCACCACTTGGACGGTCGGATTATGGATTAAACCAAATGCCAATATTGGAAACTACAGTAGTTTAGTGTCCCTAGGGGATAATGGAGCCTCCTCGAATAGAGATATTGCGCTAGATTTTGGTATCAAAGTAAACGCGAGTTATGATCGCTTGAGTCTGTGGTCCAAGTCTGATGCCGGAGACAAAGGGAAGTTTTATGGAGATATAGAATTAGTTCAAGGATCCTGGCAACATGTCGCATTCACGTGGAACGGCGCCCAAGGCACAACTCCAACCTTCTATGTGAACGGAGTGGCCGACACTACTAATACTGATCAGGCCGCCGGCGGTGCTAACGTGTCAGTAAACAGTGTGGGATCAGGGCAATCATATATTGGAGGAACCAATAGAGATTCATCGACTTCCCACAAGAGTCTTCCACAAATAGATATCGATGAAATTGTAATTTATGATGAGGTTCTGACGGCCGCAGACATAAGCACTCTCTATGCCAACGGCGGAGCCCTTAATCTAACAAGCTCAATTGCACCTAAAACCGGATCTTTGGTTACGTGGATTCGTTGTGGCGATGTGGCCGGCGATCCGACAGAGGGTTCGGAGGTGGATGTAGCCGTTGCCGGCTATGCGGGATATTTCCACGATCAGATGGGAAACAATGACTACATCATTAAAGGCTCTAACGGAAATGCGACCTACATGGCCATGGTGTCGCAGTCGGCCGCCGGCGGGCTTCCAATTGCGTATATAACCGCTAGCGTAACAAACCAGTTAATATGCGATGAGCAGCTTTACGATAACTGGTATATTCAACATCAAATCCCGAGATCTGATCGACAATACCAGTGGATTAATCAATCCATAGTAGATGGACAAAACATCCGATATTCAGGATTCCAACCAACGTATGCCCGTGACATAGGGCCATTTCTGTCTCAGTCTTCTGGGTTAACATATTTTTATGATTTTGTAAGCTCGAGCGACGTTCGCGCAGACACGGGATCTCCCTATGCTGGAGGGCACCAGCCAACAAATCGACTTAATATTCTCACAGTAGATGCAATAACAGGCGCCTCGTCAGACATTGCCACCAATACGTTAGGCTTCCCGAATACGTCCGATGTTAGTCAGTATCTCAATACCACGCTAAATCCAAGCTTGAACGAGTCTGATTATTTAAATCTTCTTCTATGCCGCCGCGGCGCCAAATACGGATGGACATGGCAACAATTACGCCTGGGTGATCATCCGGTATTAGTAAATGAGAGAAAATATAACACCATTACAGTAATGACGGCCGCCCTACAACAATTAATGGATGGTTATTTGTTGCCCCCAGTCTCCTTGAAAGGTCGCCCAGCAATCGCTAACTTTGATGCCCCAACTGTTGAAAATCGCGGTAGAAACAATGTCACCCTAAAGGCAACCCACAATAACGAGCACATATTCTTTAATGAGTATCAAATGGATAATCTAACCAAAATGAAGAGATCGGTGACACCGTTTGACCAATTGATGCTATCGCTGTCTCATCCCCTGTGGATGACCAACTATATCATATATCGCCAAAATGTATTCCCATCGATGAAAAATGAATTCTCAAGCTGGTCTACGGGATATGATTTTACAACGTCTTATAAAAACGATGTGTGGAATACCGACTATAATCAACGACGTTATTTGGGCGGATTATATAATGCAACTAACTCTAGTGGGATAGTAGTGTCTCAGAGTATCTGGCCCCTTGATCCTCCGGGCGCATTCTCCACATCGAATTCTGGAATTTACTCGCCCGACGGATTTAAGTCTTTCGCGGCCCGAACCAACGTACCCCAAATTGACAAGACGATGAATGGAAATGGTGTTGAAGAACAATTGCGAGGGAACGGATATGCCGGCGAACTTCAAAACTCTAAGTTCTCGTTTATGGTTGGCACTGAAACAATTGGCTCAAGCCAAGATGTTTTAGATCGTCGTCTTCGGAGCCTAGTACCCGGCGCCCTAGGGTGGGCCAAGCATCTGATCGGCACCGCACAATCTGTAACTCGCCTCGGTAGCCAAGATATTCCAGAAACAGGGAGCCTTACCGGCTCTTGGGATCCAAGTGAACAACTCACCGATGTTTATGCCGGCGAAGCCGATTGGGCTAGCGACACTCCCAATAATGCCGGCCGACCTATTAAAAATTCAGAGCGCCCCGTGCCAGTATTTGAGGTTACCGGCTCTCAGCCGTGGTATGATACTTACAATGAATACTGGCAAGACTTGAAATTGCTCGCTAAAGGTTATTCAGTCTTGCCTGAATATAGAATCAGCGAACACGTTGAGGATTATTTAGATTACGGGGTTGAAAATCTGGGTGTTATAGATACGTTTGAGTTCCCTGGCGTAGATCCCGAAGTAAACAGTACTCAAGGAGACTTCTACAAGACATATACCAATAGTGAATTTATGAAAGGATTTTTAAGAATCCCTCAACAGTCCTTCGCTAAAGCAGATCAGATTCGTTTAACCTGTGACGCCGCCATTTGTTGGCGCCCACAGCCATCATTTTACCCAGCCCAGCGCGCCGTTGACATGGTAGCACAGTTCTCCAAATCATACGGAGACAAAATAGTTAGCTTCTTCAATGATACGGTGGCCTCTGGTTCCTCCTTGTATGAAGAAAATGGGGGAGCACTAAGACCGCTTTACGAAGCTCTCTATTCTCCTGGGATTCTTTTTAACAGCCTCAAGGCCGGTATAGCATGCAATTATCCAGTAATTACTGATTCCACAATCGTTTCGGGATCCTGGTTTGGCTCGCGCTCGGTTAAAGTAGATAGCACGTGGCCCGGGCAGGACACACGCTCCACAGGCGCCCCAAGTACAAACAATTGGGCGATAGTTCCCAATAATGTTCAAAGTGCATTAAACCAGTTGCCACCGGCCGGCCGCAGTAAATATAAGGCCCAAGGTCTATATGCGGGAGTAGGAAGTCCTTTTTATAAACTCCCGTTCGAATCGATTGTTGAACCGGCCCGGTATCTAAACGGCGTCGATTTTTACGACATTAACCCACACCCTTCGGCAACACTGATCACTCAGCATTATGCTTCGGCAAATGCGCCATATAAGGGAGTGAAGACATCTTTGGCTTCCAATGGTGACGATTTGGCTTATACCATGTTCGCGGAGAACTTTTTGGGAGAAATTCCAAATATGTTTTTAAAAGGTGGGACATTTAGTTCAATTAAATCATCTGTTATTCCATCTGATTTAACGTTTAAGCCAATTCTACGTGATCGCAGTAGCAAGGGACAAGGATCCACTTCAGGAGGCGCCGGCGCCTATTTCATGAGAATTAAAATGGTACCCCCAAGCAATGGAAAAATTGATAAAACACACGAAGTAGATGCCCTCGGCCTCACGAAAAATACCCTCGGCGCCTGGGGCAAGTTTGGAGCACGCGTGTGGGATGATTCCGATACGCTTCCCGGGAACTATAAATTTGGAACAGCCGAATATGCGGTCCCTCAGTGGCCCATGCATAATCCAAACTTCAAGCGGACACAAACGATGGCTAGCCGCCCGTCCTCGTACTCTCAAATTGCAGTTGCCGGCCGGCCCGCGGGAATCTATGCTAACAGAAATCAAGCATGCCAGAGTATTCCGGATTCTTTTGTCGGGTTTAATCCTCTTTATACTCATCCAATGTCAGATGGAGAAGCTTGGATTGATTGCTGGTTCTACCCAAGCGCATCGGAAGGCGGCAACTTGGAGGCATATGATCTTGAAAGAATTCTAGCTGAAATGGAAGTTCGTATGTGGAGATTTGATCCCGGATTTGTTACCGGATCCGCAGCCGCGGCCTCCGCCGGCGAAGATTCACCGGCACTCATCACTGCTAGCCTGGGTGAACCAAAATTCTATGATGGAAATCTAATCAACAAGGTCTCTATGCAAGCTAGCGCCTCTCTTAACTATTTGGGAATTGAGCGAGTCTTCAAATCTACCAGAGACAAAAGAGGCAACCTAGTATCTGAACAAAACGAAACCGCGGGAATGAGATTGATAATTTCGCCAAAATTTGAAACCCCCACATTTAACTTTTCGGATCAAGGAATTAGACCAATTAGCGCCGAAGCCGGAACGTTAACGCTTCCGCTCTATGCGTCCCAGTCGGTCAACCGCGGTATTTGGCAGCAATTTGGCTGTTATCCTACCAAAGTGAGAGAATATCCTAAAGTCATCGTTGAGGGCCCCCGCCAAGGTGGAGCAACAGGTATCAACAACTGGCTTAAATATCACTATAGCGTTGTTAACGAACCATCGATTTACAACAACTATAATGCAGAAGAAGGGTATAGAGTCTCAAGACAAACAAAATCATTAGCTAAGCTGCTTGGTCTTGAAAAAGGCAATAATAGCATGAATTTGGGCGAATTGCGCGAGAAATTCACACTAAAAGAGGCCGTCGTAGCGATTCCCTATATTGTGGAAGAAATTCCAGTAAAAGATCAAGATCCTTGTGTCGAAAACACACGCATGCGAAAAAGATTTATAAACATTCCTCCCGCTCGCGTCAAGGCAGCCCTGAAAGAAAATCAAAACACAGCGCAGGGAGATTCCCTACAGTCCGCCGGTGTTTCCATTCGAAATCTGGCCGCCAGAATGGAAGATTTCGTTCTGCCCCCTCAGTTAGATTGGGTTCATAATTCAAAAATTCAACCTATTGTAATGTATATTTTCCCATTTGAATATGAATTAGATAAGGATGACCTGTCTTATATCTATCAAAACCTTGCGCCCCGAGAATCAAAGAAAATCCGACTTAAGAGTACGTCGGTTGCACACAATCTATTGAGCACGGAACTTCTGAGATCTCAGAATATCATGACAACCGATCAGTTAAGGTGGATGGTATTCAAGGTTAAGCAACGCTCAACATCTAATTACTATGATCATGTGCCAAGCCAAGCCGGCGAAGCATCATCACAGTTGACAGAAATGCAAGATCAGATTGATAAAAATAAGCAACGCCAGAAACTTCAGGGCGACAACGCACCCAGCCGAGATTTTAAAATTCAATATAACTGGCCATATGATTATATTTCTTTAATTGAATTGGCGCGCCTCGATGTGGAAGTACTGTATAATAATTCTCCAACCAGTAGGGATGCCGAACGTGTGAGGAGTGCCAAATATACAAAAGATCTAAATTCTAAAAATAATGCCAAAATAGGCTCGAATCGAATAAAGAAGAAAGGCCTAACGATCGATCCGCCCCCTCTATCACCAAAGGGAGGCCGAAAAGTTGGCAAGAAAGGGGGAGGAAATAAAGGTGGGGGAGGCCAATACTAATGAAGATATTAGATAAGAAAGAACGAGTGATCGATTTTAAGCTTACTCCGTACGGAAGATA